ACAACTTTAATTAACTTAACTATATAACCAAAGGTAAAATACAATGGCATTTCCATTAGATCAAACTGTCTCACGTTTGGGACAACAAAACGCAACAGGTGACGCACGAGCGTTATTCCTGAAACTATACGCAGGTGAAGTACTGACCGCTTTTGAAGAGAAAAACATCTTCATGGGTCTACACCGTACCCGCACAATCAGCAACGGTAAGAGCGCACAGTTCCCTCTAACTGGCAACGCAACTGCTAAGTACCACACAGCAGGTCAGCTAATTGAAGGCGATTCAATCAAGGCCGGAGAGCGCACTGTAACTGTAGACGATCTTCTGATCTCTGCACAGTTCATCTCCAATGTTGATGAAGCAATGAACCACTACGATGTACGTTCTATCTACTCTAAAGAAGCAGGTAACGCACTCGCTAACACTTGCGACAAGAACGTAGCACGAGTAATTGCTAAAGCCGCAGGTATCAACAACGCAGGTGAAGCCGCTACTGCATTCGGTGCATCTTTCGATGATGAAGTCTACACTAACAATGTTACCATCGGTGCGGCATCAGGCGATGCTGTTGTAGGCGGTAAGATTGCAACTGCTATCTATGCGGCTCTTGAAGAGTTCGATAAGAAAGACATAACTGGTGAGAAGGTATGTGTACTTCCACCTCAACAGTACTACGCTTTGTTTGGTGCAGATACAAGTGTTAACAATCTTGCGTACATGAACAAAGACGTTGGTGGTTCTGGTAGCCTTTCCACAGGAGCCGCACCAACAATCGGTGGCGTTAAGATTCTGATGTCTAACCACATCCCAACCACTGACGAGTCTGGTACTGCTAACCCACCCGCAGGTACTACCAACACTGGCACGTACAACGCTGACTACTCAGCACTGCGTGGTCTAATCTTCACTCAAGATGCGGCCGCAACTGTTAAGTTGCTTGATCTTGGTGTTGAGTCTGAATATCAGATCGACCGTCAAGGTACTCTGATGGTTTCTAAATACGCAATGGGACATAATGTACTACGTCCTGCTTGTGCTATTCAGTTACTGTCTGCATAACCACTCTAGGGGGGAACTTCGGTTCCCTCCTTTTTTTCATTTGGAGATATTATGACCCCCTTAACCGAACTAGAAGCTGTTAACATTATGTTGTCAGCGATAGGTGAAACGCCTGTCAACTCGCTTACATCAGGCTTAGTTGAAGCTGAACTAGCGGAAACCATCCTTGGACAAGTAAGCCGATCAGTACAGACACAGGGGTGGAGTTTTAACCGTGATTCAGGCGTTATACTTTCACACAACGGTACTACTGGTGAAGTAGCTATTCCCATTAACGCATTAGGTGCTGACAGTGTTTACGAAAACAATGGCAACAACCTCATTCAAAGAGGACAGAAGTTCTGGGACAGGACTAACTTGACGTATAACATAGGTAAGGCTGTTAAGGCCGATATAACCTACGAGTTAGATTTTACGGACCTACCTTCCATTGCACGGTCTTACATTACAGTAAGAGCCGCACGGATATTCCAAGACCGTATTGTAGGTGCAGATACCCTACACGGTTTTCAAAAGACTGATGAAGATCAGGCACTCATTGCACTTAAAGATGCAGAAGCAGAGATGCAGGATCACAACATATTTAACAACTACGATGTCTTTAGAGTTATAGACAGAGGTATTAACGGAGCGTAACAATGGCTATTGAACTACTCAGCAGTTCCATCCCAAACCTGATAAACGGAGTAAGCCAACAGCCACCCGCTTTGCGTCTGCCTTCTCAGGCCACAGAACAAATCAATGGGCTGTCTAGTGTAGTAAGTGGTCTATCTAAACGCCCTAACACCCACTTCATTAAAAGACTAGGCAATGCCTCTGAATTTAACAACTGCTTCATACATACAATGCAGAGAGACAGTAATGAATTCTACATTCTAGTTATCTCTACAAATTCTATACGTGTGTTTGACCAGTATGGGGTTGAACGATCTGTCAGCGGAAGTGCTAGTTACTTATCTAGTGTAACTGACCCCGCACGACAGTTATCCGCAACAACCGTAAATGACTTTACGTTTATTGTTAACAAAAATAAGACAACCGTGAAGAGTGCTACACAAACAAGTTCTAGAAACCCTGAAGCATTAGTGTATTTGAAGAAAGGTGATTATAGCGTCAACTATGAAATAAAAATAACTAAGGGAGGCACGACACATCGTAGTACCTACACTACTATGTCGAGTACTCAATCCTCGGATTCCTTAACCCAATCCGCAGAACTTAGTATTAGAACCACTAGCATTATCTCTAACTTAGTCAGTTTCAATTACGGTGGTAATCCTACAAACGTATCCATAACTACTTATGGTAATGTCATACACTTTGAGTCTACCGATGGTACAGATTTCTCTATTGAAACAAAGGACGGTGTAGGCGATACAGCACTACTGTCTTTTAAAGACACAACCGCTGATTTTAAAAAGCTACCTCCAGAAGGACCTACTGGGTTTAAAATTGTAGTAATAGGTGATAACACCAAAGCCCAAGATGATTACTATGTAGAATTAAGACAGCCTGAAACTAACGGAAGTCAGGTATGGAAAGAAACGACAGCAGATGCAATACAGAAAAGAATACTTGCCTCTACAATGCCCCACACATTAGTCAGCAACTCTAACGGCTCTTTTACGTTTGCTCCTATAACTTGGGACGAAAGGAAAGTAGGTGATGACGATACTAACCCATTTCCTAGCTTTATAGGTCAAAAGATTAATGACATATTCTTTTATAAGAACCGCCTCGGTATATTGGCAGGTGAAAATGTCATAATGAGTGAGGATGGTTCGTTCTATAACTTCTTTGCTAAAACAGTACTAACCACACTAGACAGTGGGCCTATTGATGTTGCCGTATCTAACAACCAAGTGTCAGTACTCAAACACGCAGTGCCGTTTGATTCATCGCTGTTACTCTTTTCTGATCTTAACCAGTTCAGGTTAGCAGGTGATGGCATACTTAGTAATGAAACTATATCCGTCAATGTCAGCACATCATTTGAGGCTGATTTAACAGCCAAACCAGTAGGTGCAGGTAAGAATGTTTATTTTGCTACAAGTCGTAACTTCTTCTCAGGTATACGTGAATACTTTGTAGACTCAGAGATTGAAACAAACGATGCCGCAGATATAACAGCACACGTACCTAAGTACATTGAGGGTCAAGTAACAGACCTAGCGGCTTCCTCTAATGAGGACATGCTGTTAGTAAAAGGCTCTGAAGATGCACGGACAGTATATGTGTATTCTTATTACTGGCAGGGACGAGAGAAACTACAATCTGCTTGGTCTAAGTGGACTTTTGCAGGTACAGTAAGAAACTTCTTATTCAATAAATCTGACATTTACATAGTTACTGACGATGCTCAAGGCGGTACAATCTTAGAAAAGATTAGCTTGAATGAAGTAGCAGGTCCTACTAACGCAGTCACGAATGCTACTAAACCCTTTATACCGCTACTAGACCGCCTACACAAAATAGTTCAGGCAGATTATAGTAATGGCGTTTTTAATCCCCCTTATGCTAACAGCAGTTCTGTTATTGTAGGTAAGGACGGTGAGTATTACAAGTGTGTCCCAGTACAATGCTAATGTGCCTACAACAGGTACGTTTTATTACGGTGTACCTTACCTGTTTGATTACACGTTTTCTCCTATAGTAATGAAACTAGCTGAACAGCCTGTAACTGATGGACGATTACAGTTACGTAACATGACTGTTGCTTTTAATGATGTAGGAACATTCCAAACAATTGTTACGCACAAGGCCCGTAATGCAAAACTGACTACGTTTAACGCCAATACGTTAGATAGCACAAACTCAACACTAAACCAAATATCCATCAAAAGTGGCACTTTCAGGTTTAGTGTATTAGGTGAAGCATCTGGCGTTGATGTCGTCCTTAGAAACTACGCCTACACTCCCTGTACTTTCCAATCAGCAGAGTGGGAAGGCATATTCAATACAAGAAACCGGAGAATTTAATGGAACCATACTACCGCCCCACACAGCCAGAGGACCTAGAGCAACTCGCACCTCGTATGAGAGAATGTGATGTTAACGAGGTAAAAGCGTCCAATGGTGTCACCCCCTTACAAGCCCTCCAGTTCTGCGCTACAAGCGAAGAATGCAACTCTATCGTACACGAGAACCGTATCATAGGGATGTTTGGATGTGCTGACATGGGTGATGGGGTTGGTAGTCCGTGGTTACTAGGCTCCGATGAAATACCAGATATTAAAGAACACTTCCTCCCTCAATCAAAAGAATGGGTTGAGAGGATGCAGGATCAATACAAGGTTCTCATTAACTACATTGAC